AGCCAGTTAAGCTACGCCGGTGTTTATTTGGTACTCCTGAGCGGGGTCGAACCGCCTTCTTATCCTTGAAAGGGATAGATCCTAACCTACCGTAGACGACAGGAGCATTTAAACTTTTTGTTATGTTATATTATATTATTTATAAAAATAAAAAAATCGTATGCTGTTATTTTACTTCTTTTATACTAAAACAGTGTCTTCACAAAATATACATCCTTTAAGTTTTGTATTAAATATATCATAATATTCGAGAGGTGCTCCCATTTTAAGAGCGACTTGATATGCTTCATCTTCACTTTTTGCATTGACTACGTGTACTATAGTTGAAGTATCTACATATGACAATATTAAAAAAGTTTTCATTTTATTTCTTTTTCAATTATTTAACAAACCCAACAAGTCTTTAAACTTTTTTCTGAAGAATTTAAGATTACAGTAACATATCCTCTTTTAATCTTTTTTTGTAAAATGACTCTATCTTTCCAAGGTTGTTTTTCTTTACTATCTGGCGCAAAAAGAACTTCTTCAATATCATTAACTGAAATTCTTCTTTGCTCCATTCTCTTTGCACAATGTTCAGTTAACTTACATTTTAAGATTTTTTTAAGAGGAATCATTTTTCAACTACAATTACTGTTTTTTCTTTAGTGTCAATTTCTAAATAAACGTATTCATCATACTCAAGAAACCGTTCCATAACATCTTTAATTTTCTGAAATTCTTTACTTGAAACTTCATCTTTAATTTGGTCAAGAACATCAGTTTTAAACGTCAATAAATATTTCATTTTGACTCCAATTGATAATTTTCAATATTTTCGTTATGTGTTAAAACCTTATTATATTAATCTATGAAAAATTTGTCAAGAACTTTTTTTAATCAAGGATCGTTGTATTGATATTGCTAATTGTGATCCAAGCTTTGCTTGTGTTTTGGTAGGATATCCGTGAACATAAAAGAACCCGTCAGTACCTTTAGGGAATTTCACTTTCCACGGATTTCTTGAATCGAATGGAGAATCTTCTTTATATATTTCACCAACTTGACGTTTCATTCTTTGCTCCGTTTAAGGTTGTTTTACGATTGTTGAAATACTAGTATAGCAAAAAATGAAAAAATGTCAAGAAAAAAGAATAAATGTATTTTTCTTTTTTTAAAAAATTCTTTAGGGCACATCATATAATTATTATTTATAAAAGAAGTAAAGGTTATTTTTTGATTAATAAATAACATATATACGTTAAGGATTTTTGTTTTATAAATATATATAAGTGTTAACATAAATGAGGTAAATATGATAAAATTAACGTCATCAAAACCAAAGCAATTAAAGTTTTCTTTAGAGGTTGAAGGTACAAAGACTGTTCCTAATGTTAGATATGTAATAGAATCTAAACCTTTTAGTTATGTGTTTGAAGCAACATATAATAATGGATCAGTTGAAGTAAATATTCCAGAGCTTAAAAAATATATTGATTCCGGCGAATATTCATCTAAAGTTGAGGTTTTTCTTGAAAATAATTATTTTGAGGCTTGGTCAGGTAAGGTATTAGTAGAAACTCCAATAGAAGTTAAGATTAAAGAAGATTTTGAAGAAATAGAGCCTGATAAAGTTAATGTAAAATAATTATAATTCTTTCGTTTTATTACATCTCGTTTATAATTTCATAAATACATAAAAGAAATAATAAATTAAAGTGAGCAATTATATTTTATATTTTAGAGAAGAATCAAGAATTGAAAGTCATTTTCAATTAATGGGTAAATTATGTGGAATGAATAAATTTTATCCTATAATTATCAACACTTTAGATGATAAGTTTAATAATTATACATTTCATAGTGTTGAAGAAGCTGTAAAAAAACATAAAGATATAAATCATTGGATTTGGCTTGATCATAGAGGTGATATTTATTTAGATGAATTTGATCATCCAAAAGAAACTTCAGGAATTGCTTATTGCATTGGGTCAGACTATGATGGATTTGAAAACTTTGATTTTGATTCGGTAAATAGTTCGGTTATAAAAGTTCGTCCAGAAGGAGAACATTATGCAAATATTGTAGCTCATATGACAATGTATGATAGATTTTTATATTTAAATGATAGGAGAAAATAGTGGCAATCCCTGATTATGAAGTAGCACCTACATTAGAAAATAATGCTGAAGCAGATGCATCGTGGTCTGGATGGGGATCTAATTCTTCTAAATGGGATGATGAAGAAGATTTTGTATATCAGGGGACATATTCAAGAGGTCTCGCTCCTAGTTCAACAGGTGATAGTGGATATGGAGTTGATGATGTAGGAGGAGTCGACTTATCTAACGCTATTGTATTAATTTGGGTTTATGTAGGAGCGTCTTCATTTTTATCTGACTCTGGGAATAAGTCATGTTATGTACGAGTAACAAGTGGTAATAGTTGGACTACTAACTATAAAGATTGGATTGTAGCAACATCCAGTACAAAATGGATAGGTGCTGGGTGGCATATAGTAGCTGTAGACCTAACAAAAACTGAAGACGTAGAAGTTGGTACATTTGTAGCTACATCGGTTGATAGGATTGGTATAGGACTTAATGTAGCTAAAATTGCTAGAAAGTCTACAGTATTTGCTATCGATCAAATAATGTATATTGATAAAACGAGGGGGGTTGAAATATGTAGTCCCTACTCTAGCTCAGCATCACATTCTACTGATGTTAGTGCAAAAGAGATATCAAGAGCGACAGGGTCATTCACTACAGATGGATTTGAAGTCGGAGATACCATTGTTTTAGATGGTACAACTTATAGTGATGGTGAGTATACAGTAGCTACAGTAGGTACAACTACAATGACAGTAAGTGAAGATATGGGTTCTTCTGATGAGTCTAGTGTAACTTCAACAGTTAGAGCTTATTTAACATTTGAAGATCTATATACGTATGATTATATTTCAGGTAATACCGGTGAAGCTAATGGATTAATCACTAAAAATAGAGATAACCAGTATGAGCTTAATTATCCTATGACAGTTGGAGATACTTCAGGATCTCAACCAGCGTACTTTAGAACTCGAAATGAAGTATTACTCTTTACTGATCAATTATGTGATATAACTATTAATGCTGAAGAAGATTCGGGGACTACGTATTTTGAGATAGGTAATTCAGACGGTACTGGAGATACTAGAGTAGGTTTTGGTGGAACGGTTTTTGCGAAAGATGATGATTATCACGGAACTGTTTATAATGTTAGTTTAACTAATTCAATAACCAAACTATATGTTTTTAATGCTACTTTTTTAGATTTAGGAACAATTACCTTTGGAGCTAATACTAGTCATTTAGTAACAAATACCACTTTTACTTCATGCGGTCAAGTGGATTTGGGTTCAGTTGAAGCAAGAAATTTAATTTTTACTGGATATGATGCTTCGACGGATGGTGCATTAAAATGGGGAACTAATATTAATATTAAAGCGAGTTCATTTCTTGCTAATACTAATAGTACAGGAGATGCACATGGTATTGAACATGAGACAGGTGGAAGTGTTGATTATTATGGATTGAAGTTTTCTGGTAATGATTATGCGGTATTATTTGCTTCATCTGGTCCTTCATCAAATTTAATTATTAATTTAGATGAAAATTGTTCAGCTATTGATGCGGGAGATGTAGACGATGATAATTCAACATATGATGTTAGTATCATTTCTTCATTAACCATAACCGTAACAGTAAAAGACATAAATAATAATGCAATAGAAGGAGCACAAGTATATATTCAAAAATCCCCACCATCAATATATACAGCAGATACGGGAAATACAGCAGGAGATGGAGATATTGTTGTTAATGAAACAGTAGATACAGAAACACCTTCGGAGGGTTGGTTAAGAGTTTGGATTAAATCGTTAAATAAAACGCAAAGTTATAGATATGTAAGTTGGTCAACAAAAACGTTTACTTTTCCAACAGAAGTTACTTATAATTGTACAGGTGGAGGTACAGGTATTTTATTACAGGATTCTGTAAATAATTTTACGACACTTAATATTAAAGAAGGTGACACTGTTAGAAACACTACTGATGGAAGTTGGGCGATTGTTGATAAAATAACAGATGCAAGTAATATTACGACAACTCCTTTAAGTGGAGGATCGGATAATACCTGGACTTCGGGAGATACCTACAGTTTTCATAAATTAGCTGTAACATTAACTGATAATGATGATTTAATTGATATACCCATATTAAACGATCAAACAGATAGTAATGGCGAAGTTACTAAATCATATGGTGGTTCTAATGACGATATATTCATTAGAATAAGAAAAGATCAAGGCACTACAAATTATATACCATTCAAAACAGTAGATTATATAAGTACTGGTAATAAAGATATTACTTGCGTTTTACAAGAAGATACTGTAGCAGAATAAAAAAATTAAAAAGAGGGAAGTAAATGTTAGAAATAACTGAAATAATAGATCCAGACAATTTTAAAAGAAGGAATGTTAGAAATTTAAGAGTAACAAACCATTTAATACCAGATCAAGAAACAGGTAAAGAAACATTGATAAAGTGTGTTGAATATATTGTAGTTGGATTAAATAATGAATGGAATGATTACTCTATTTATGATGAATTTAAAAAAGTCAATCCAGAAATTACTGTGATTGTATAAATAATAATATAACATATTTTCGTAACAAATTTAAGGAGATTTAAATGGCAATACAAGATGATTTTACTATCCATCCTTATAGTAAAACTATTCGGCACGATCCGACAAAAACTACCGTTTATACAACAAAAGCGTTTTATAGTTTTTTGATGGATATTTTTGACGAACCAGCATATTTATCATATGAAACACCTATGAAGTTTAACACGCCAACATCTTTCACCATGTTAAATGGTTGGTTTTTAGATAATGGAGAAGGTAGTGAATTGTTAAAGTTTCTTTACGGTGGGGGTATTGATACTTTAGGATATTCAGGTGATGTATTAATGGTTGATTGTACAGGTGGTACAGATTTTGTTTCTGGTGATAAAGATTTAACTGTTAGAGAAACTACAGATATTGGACCACTTTTAGCATATGAAAATGACTATGGAACTTCTGGAACTACCAGACTTTGGATTCGAGACACTGAAACTCATGGTGCAATTGCGGGGACAACTACTATTGAAGTTACGACTGATGGTGGTACAGGAACAAAAACAACAGAATCTTCACCTCCTGCTGGTGGTGATGAGATTTATCTTAATTTGTTTACTATTTCTAGTTATACTGGAACACCAAATCCACAACTTTATGTTTATCAAAATCACCCTGCAAGTGATGCTAGAGTTAGAATCGCTGAATGGTCACATTTAGACAATTGGAATAGAGGTACTACTGCAACTGAAGGTATTGATATTTTATTCCCCATTCAACTTGGAGGGTCTTTAATTGATTCGGGACAGTTTACAACCTTTGCAAGACAAACAGGTGATACGTTTACTTTTGTTGAATCAACTGTAATAGCTGCAGGTAGAACACCTATCGCTGTGGAAACATCAGCTGATGAAGTTAACATTACAGAAGGTGAACATTACATTTTTTATGATAGTTCAGGAGATCCAAGCGCTACATTTACTACCGGTGCAATCATACAAGATACTTCAACAAATGCTACAACACCTCCTACATGGTATGCTGAAATTGTAGCTCATACTTACTGGACAAACTCTGGTGTTCTGACAGTTAGAGGGTTGAGAGGAACATTGACGGACACTGACAGTATATATGTTGGTACTTCAATTCCTAATTCGTGTGCTATTAATGGAACGGATGCTGGAGATACTTGGGTATCATATGATGCGGAAACTACTGGTCCTGTTAACGGTGATCGAAATTATCCAATTCAAGGTTCATTAAGTTCTGCAGAAAGAATTTTAGTTGCAGCTCAAGATGATGGTACTTCAGGAAAATTATTATTGAAAGTTCATCATTCACATACTACAATTGATACAAGAGATTATACTGGAACTACTAGAAATTTATTATATAAAGATTTTCTTGAGAATGATGTTATTACTGGTTATAATAGTGCCTCTTTAAGTGTTACATTAGATGCAAACAATCTTGGAAATACTTTAATTTCCGGTTTCAGTGATATTACAGTTGGACATATTAATGGTACTGCAGCTCACGGTGGAACAACGGGAACATTCACTGTTGGAGAAAGAGTTGTGTTAAGCGGTGGTGGTGATGCGATTGTTGTTTATGATGATGGTTCAGATATTACTTTGTGTAACGTCGATCCAACTGAAGAACCTATCAATACTGAAACAATTACTGGTGATATATCAGGTGCTGTATGTACTGTAGGTGCTGGTGGGTTTACTAATACAAACGTTGAAGGTTTTAACTTCTCACTATCATCAACATACAATTATGCAGTATTTATTGAAGGTGGGTCTATCTATAACACAGGTCGAAGTTTAACGGACATTTATGCATATCTTCAATTTTATTTAAGAGATGGTCAAAGTGTTACAGATAGAGAAGTTTTCTATAGTGATGGTAGTACAACAACTATAATGGCAGCCGAAGAATATATTAAAGCGGAAGGTACTTCAACTTATGCTGCAACAAAACCTGCTCCGTTTGGAACACTTGCTGGTGGTGTATTTTTTGGTGCTCAAGGAGTCTGGCTTCAAGGAATGGCATCTAACGATAATAACAACATTAAATTAACTGAAGATTTAGGATCTGTTCAAGAACCTTTACTCGCTATTACATTAACTGTAAGTAATACGCGTGTTGATGATAGAGTTGCTCTTTATCTTAGAAATACCGGTACAAATCTTCCAGAAAAAACTCAATATACTTTAGCGACACCTTCAGCAACTTATAATGGTATTGGTGATGTTGAAATTAGAAGAAATTCTGGAGCCGCTCCTAACGATACTCCAAATTCAGGAACTGTTGTTATTATAGACAGTGTGACTAACGAACAACATCGTTACAGATTTACATCAAGAAACGGAACTACTAATCCTGCTGTTTTTACATTACCAACTGAAGTAACTGGAACGAGTGATGGTAACACTTCTGGGCAAACATTAGAAGATTCTGGTTCAGGCGCTTTTACTAATGTTCAAGTTGGTGATATTATTCATAGAACGAGTGGTACTCTTGGATATTGTTATGTAACTTCAAAAACTGATAACGATGAAGTAGAAACAACATTATTAAGAGAAACTACTAATTCTTCAGTAGCAACTACGTGGACATCGGGTGACACTTTTGCAGTTTACTCATTGGTTATAGATTATACTGGATCAGATACTTTCTTTGTTCCTTATATTGATGCTATTGAAGATACCGGGACAGATGGATCTCCAGGTTCTATTGAAGTAAATGTTACATATGATACAAATAAAGATGTTTTACTTGAAGTTAGAAGTTCATCTTCAGGAGCGACGCAAAAAATGGTACCATTTAATGTAACAGGAACTATTTCAAGTACAGGTTATTCACAAGCTGTAATTAGAACTGATGATACACAAGCATAATTAATTAATAAATAAATAAAATGAAAAAATATGGCTGCAATTATACCACTAAAAGTATTGTGGCACTTGAGTCCAAGGATTATTTTAATCTATGCACCTTATACTCAAGTGTCTTTACAAGACTTATCTGATTCAATTAAAAATGTTGAAGATGAACCTGTAAATTTATCTTATCCATATTTAATTAAAACTAGTGGTAAAGAAGATTTAGGTTCTGGAGTTTATGTAGGTCTTACCGCAGAACTCCAGAATGCTCAAATTGCTTTCCAACAACGTACCAAATCTGATTCTTCCGGTACTGTTACTACTGCAAATTCTCAAGGTTCAATATTAAAAGATTCCGCTGCTACATTCATAACAGATGGAATCCAAACAGGTGACACTATTTTAAATATCAATGATAAATCTGTAACAACTATCATATCTGTTGATTCGGAAACTCAAATTACTCATTTTGTTTTAGAAGATGGAACAAATAATGATTGGGAAGTAGGCGATGAATATAAAATTTGGAATAAAATTCAATGTGAAGTAGGTGGTGGAAACCTTGTAGCAGTAGACAATAACAGGAATACAATATCTGCTTTTGTCCCTTCTTTCGCAACTCATGTAATTAGAACATCTTCTAGTTCTGCTACTCTTCAGGAATTATCAGCAATTCAATATAGCTCATTTAATGGTGGAGTTACTATCGATGTTATTAATGGCGTTTCTGGCACCGAATTTCCAATAGGTACAATTGAAGCACCTATTAATAATCTAACTGACGCTTTAACAATTGCAGAAGAGAGAGGGTTTAAAAAATTATATATTCTTGAAAGTATGACATTTGGTGGAACAAATAATTTTAGTGATTTTATTATTCGAGGAGCTTCGCATGTTAATACAGTTGTTACTATTGCAGACAGCGCAGAATCATCAAACGTTACGTTTGAAAACTGTCATGTAATAGGTGTATTAGATGGAGGTTCACATTTAGCAAATTGTATGATTGGTGACATAACATACGTCAATGGTCATTTAAGAAATTGCGGAATATATGGCACAATTACTTTGGCTGGAAATGAAGATGCCATTTTAATGGATTGTGGTTTAGTAGATCCTGATAGTCCTCCAATAATTGATATGGGTGGAAGTGGTCAAAATTGTATCGTCCAGGATTGGAGTGGAGCAATAACGTTTAAAAATTTAACAACAGCAAATAAAATAACAGTACAGATTGATGGTGGAAAAATTACTTTAGATTCCACTATTACTGATGGTATAATAGATATTAATGGAATAGGGCTTCTTATTGATAATGCTACTAGTTATACAACTTTAACAACATCGGGTTTGTTGAATAGAGAAAATATAGCAAATAATGTATGGGACGAAGACCTGAACGAACATACAACAGTAAATTCTGCAGGTGAACAAGTTCAAAAACTTAGAAAACTTGAATCGAATAAAGCTGTTATATCTGAAGATGGACTGACAGTAACGATTTACGATGACGATGATATAACTCCACTGCATGTATATACGATAAGCGCAGATAAACGTATAAGGACTCCAGTATAATGGTTAGTTATCCTTCATTAAATCCCACATATTTAGAACCAGATGGACAAGAATTTCTTCCTTCATGGTTGGGTTCTGGAGTTGAGATTGTAGTAGATGTTAAAACGACCTCTACTAAAGGTGGTTATTTTAGAGTAGAGAAAGAAAAAGATACAGTGCAAATATATGTAGAGGGTATAACTATCAGACAAGAAGATTATGCTGAAAAATTAGACTTGCTATTTACATATAAAGAAGTATTTAAGACTAAAGATAAACTTTAAAAATGATTGAATTAAATATAAATTTAAAAACGATAGTTGAGGTAGAGTTTAACATTAAAGGTAATAAAACTAAACCTATATTAAGGACTTTGCTTAGAACTTCAAATTATTTTGTAGGATTTGAAGGAACCGATTCGAAAATTTCAATACCGCCTTTAAATTTTGTTCAATGGGAGAGTGATCTTATTGATTTAGAAATTGAAGTTTTAACAGATGAATATAGGATTGAATTATGGAAAGGTGTTATTAAGTTAAATAATACTGAAGATGTATTTGAGAGTACTAATAAAATTAAAATAAAAGTAGGTCTGATAGAAGAAGCTGAGATCAAACCTACTGTTAAGATAACTCCTAAATTTTTATAAAAGGTGATTCCAATGAGGATTGACAGACATATAACTCATTAAAAAGTTTGCATCAAGTAATCCTAAAAAAATCAATGAAAACAAATATAAATAAAATTTCATAAATCTCCTTTAAGCAACATTAGCAAAATTAAGTGCAAGATCGAGGGCTTTAATAGATTTTTTACGTCCATCGCCATAAAAAATTGAATTAAGTCTAGTATCAACTTTACGACCTTTATAGTGGTCCAAATATTCTGTCACCGCATTAAAATTTCCCCACCAAGTACCTTTAACACCTTTAGTATCAGCACCTCTTCCAGTTTCAATTAGTTCTTCAACCGCTCTTTTTGCACGTTTATGCTCTGATTGATCTTCTTTAACTTGGATTCTTTCACCTTTCTCGTTAAATTGCCAGACTCCGTTATTAAAAACCATATCAATATAATTATCAGTGTCCTCTTTTTTTGCAGACTTAGAAGCAAGGAATTGATATTGTTCAACAGTGGATTTAAAATCTTCACGTCGCATATCTATCAAGTCAGATACACCTTGAAGAGCACTTTTTGTATCTCCCATATGATAGATTTTTGATTGTTTTTTAGATTTTTCAATTTTATGGAGAACGTTAGTACAGAAAAGTCTAATATCAGTGAATATTGCTCTTGCACAACTGATAGCGTTATGAGCATTTGTAAGAAGGAAATAAGAGTCAATTAAATCACCCTTAACAATTTCCATTGGATCTGCATTAATTTTTGCCATAATCCAGATTTTTTCTCCATTATTGATAAAACCAGCAGTATCGTACTTACAAAGTCCTTTTTCAACGAATGGATCAAAAAAGTTAAATGCGTCAACGTTTTGAATAGGTTTCCACTTATTTCCAACTACTGATAGTGGACGATTATCGAAGTTTCTTACTACTACTTTTTTATTGGGCACTGAAATAGGTTCTCCATCATCAGTATAGTAGTGGCATGGTCGAAGTTCTACATCCCAATCAAGTCCTGCTTGTTTGATTGCTTCAGAACTTGTAGGAGCTTCCGTAAGTTTGATTCCGTTAGAACCCCACGGCGTATAATTTTCTGAACTGTTGAGAGGTAAATTTGAATTAACTGAAAATGCTTGACTTTTTACAAGTTCCATTTTGTTCTCCTGAAAGTTTTTAAAATATGTCATTATATGCTTTCATTATAACAAAAAATGAAACTTTGTCAAGAACTTTTTTTAACTTACTGCTGACCAAGATATATAAGGAGTTTCGAAAACAATACATCCTTTACTTGAAAATTTCTTACCATTACTATCTTCTACTTCTATTTCTATATAAGAATCTCCTACAAAATCAATCGTTTCATCTTCATCAATTTCTACATTATACCAACCTTTATTTGTAAAACCACTTACTGCAATTTCAGGCGTACTACTTAATAACGTTAATAAATCAGCAGAACTACCAGCTTCTATTTCAACATCATTATCATCCCCTTCAGTATTATGCTCAATCCTAATGTCTTGTGTAGGTGAATTTCCTATAATTGAACACGTATATGTAGTTCCCAGTTCAGTATTTAATTTACTGACAATACTTGAATATATCTCACTTGCAGTTAATGTTATTGTATATAGTGTATCGTTTACAGTGATATCATAGTCTTGAGCGGCAGCATTTGAAGCACTTGAAGAATCTATAGATAATCCAAAGTCTTGATATCCTGCTCTAGTATCTATAAAATTTATTTGATCTGAAGAACCTCCTGTTACTATTGCAGATCCTTTTTTTATAACATGAGGTATACTCACATTCATTAAAGAAGTTATTTGAGCATAACTCATAGAAGCAGTCGTAGTGATTGTATATTCTGTTTCATTTACCTTGAAAGTATAATCTTGAGCCAGTGAAGATGTTGAAGTTGTTGAATCGATACTTAATCCTAATTTTTGATATGCGTATTCATTAGAGTCATATAACGTTGCTCTTATAGAATAACCTGTAATATCGGTTCTTTTGAAATTCAATTCTATTTGTATTGAATCACCTTTAAAAGCATTAATTTTTGGAATAATAGTAGTCATGATAACCTTTCTTTAATGAACGTGTAAGTATAACCTCTACTGTTATTTATTATAATTAAAAAAACGATTCTAAATTTACCCTTTTTTCAGTTTGCCAATTTAATGCTTTAAACATAATCTTTACAGGACTCATAAAAACCTTTTCAAATTGAGTTTCATAATCAATTTGAATTTTATTTGAAATTTCCTTAGGTAATTCTTCAGAACAAGCAATAACGTTAGAATTAAAAATATTAGGTTCTTTTATATAACAAAAATGTATCTTATCACCGCTCATTATTGGTGTAAGTGTGTTTAAGTTTAAATCTTTTAAGGCTTTATTATAAATCTTAGATGCTCTAACATGAATAGGAATACTTTTTTGACCTAAAGTATATTCATCTATACCTTTAACTCCAGTAGGTTTAGATATTTTTTCAAATATCATCTTAAAAAATTCTTTACGAAAATTGTTAACGATTTTCAGACATAAATCATTATCTTGGGTGTTAATAATTAATTTTACAATTTCTTTAAGTTTTTCTCTTACTACCATTGGTGTATTTGTACGATTGATTTCAACACCTTTAATTTTAAGTTTAGTATTGTCTTCAGTGTAAAAGTCGCCATCATCAAATACTAAATTCATAATATATCTTTTTTTACCTATAAATAATGTTTTATCTGAAATAACCTCAAAGTCCATATTAAATGTATTTTGAGGAAAATTTAAGGTAGAAGTGTAATTTTGATAGAATTCTTTAATGATTTTATCGATTACTTTTTTATATATTGCAATACTGAATTCTCTTTTTTCTTTCATTGAAATTTTATCATACTTTTCTTTAAATCTATCTTTAAGAATATTTGAAACGTCTATAAAAATAGAATCAGTGTCAATATATTGAATTTTAACATTAGGTAATTTTGCTTCAATATATTTTGCCGGACCTTTAATAACACTTTGTCCACCAGTAGTTACGGCAGATGAAATATGTGGTGTATTATAACGAAAATATTGATTAGCAAAAACGCCATAACCACTGTTCAGGAAGATCTTTAATGCATATTGTTCATTATCCGCTGCAGCCCATTTACTTTCAAAGTCTTTATATTCTCGACTGTCTTTGGGATATTTTTTCATTTCATTCCAATATTTTTTCATCTCATGCTTTTTATTTTTACGACCTTGATAGACTTTAGAAACGATTTTAGGAAAAATTCCAATAATGTCAGAACGAAAGAATTCTCCATTAGGACTCATACAAAGATTATGTTTCTTCAATAACTCAGTTACGTCTTCCATATCATCTATATCAATATACCCAGTACTTTCTTCATCTTTATTGCCCCAAAATTGTTTTTTTACTTCATCTTGAATTTCCAACAATTCTTTAGGAAGATTATTCCTGTCTACGTGTGTTTCTGGACTTAAGTTAGCACTAATGATATTATTAGGATAACTACTTGCAATATCCGCTACTATCAACCATTCGTGAATGCCTGGTATTGGCTCTTTTACATAACCTCCAGGGATATCTGTATGAAAAGAATTAATTTTAGGTGAAGGTAAAATTCCCTCTTTTTTTAGTTCATTATAAATATAAATATCCCAAGGTTTAACAGATCCTAAAGCGTCTTCAATGTTTACTTTAGCCATATACGCTTGAGATAAAACGATTTCTATAAATCTTTTTTTCTTGTTAATTCTACTAACAAGTTCAACATCGACGATATTATAATCTATAAATAAATCGAAGTTTCTATTATATAAATCATAATGATTTTTATAACCTTGTTTTCTAAAATCGATCTTTCCTTCACCCAACTCTTCTTGTGCAATACTTTCAAGACTGTATGTTTCTAATTTCTTTAGATTCATTTGTTTATATATCTTCAAAAAATCTAAATGAGCAATACCTATAATATTATAACCAACAATTTCGCCTTTATATTGAATAGGTTTTATTTCATCTACTGGAGATAATTTATAATATTCACCTTTTGGTAAAATTTGTTTAAATCGATTTATAATATAAGGTATATCAAACCCTTCAGTATTAAATCCTGTAATTACATCCGGTCTTGATCTACGAAAGAAATTTAAAAATTTTTCACATAAATCATATTCATCATTACATTGAATATATTTTACACGATGATCTTTTACTTTATAATCCTGAAAAGCAAATACATAGAAAACATCTAAATAATAATCTTGAACAGTTATTGAATTGATCGGATATTTTGCTTGATCTGGTTTTGGGAATCCGAAAGATTTTGCATATGATGATTGGTTGTAATTAACCCACTCATTTGTTTCTTCATCAAAAATTTCGTATTCGTTTTTATCGTAATTAGAAATAAATTCGCCGATAGTTACAGTGTCTTCATTCATAATTTTTTATAATTTATATTGTTTTATAGTGAGGTTATATTCTACACTTGATTATAAAATATTAATTAATCTCTGTATCAATATTATTTTTTTCGTATTTTTACTTTTTTATTTGGATCAGGACCACTAACGCACTCAATATCGATATTAAATATTTTAATTTTCGTAAAGTCTGGTTTTAGTGAATCGGGGTATTTCTTAGATATGTACTCATAGACTGGTCCAACATCATTATAAATGTTAGTATATTTTCCATTTTCTTTTTTCCAAGTATACATGTCTAAGCACGAATCAAATTCTATAAGACCTAAATTTTGTTCAAATATGTTTTTATAAGGAGTTTTTTTACTTGTTTCTATTGCAAGAGAAGGTCTGAATTTAGAAGTAGTTTTTTTTCTTTTTCCATTTTCATCTATCCAATATTCTGTTATTATATTCTTTTTTAAGGTAACACTAGTATAAAAAGGTTTCATTCTTTATTTGCTCCATTTCTATTCATTTTTTTAATTATTTTTAAATTATCTAAATATTGTGAAATCACTTTATTTTGATTATTTGATGTAAAAATATCATCTAAAAATATGTCAGCTATAAGACCTACATGTTGTTGACTGTACCAAATATGTTTAATAATTCCGGTACAATCCTCATAATAACCTTTAAGAATTTTAACATTATTTCCTTGTTTAAAATTATGTTTCATTTAACCATTCTTGTTCGTATTCACCTTTTTCTTTAAATTTTCTTGCTCGTTCTAAAAGAAAGAATTTAGATCCACCTTGATTCTTAAAAGAAGGCGATTTAGAATCAGCAAAGAATCTTTTATAATGTTTGAGAGCATAAGGGATAATTTGAGGTTCATAAGGTTGGTTTTTTGAAGAATTTGTAATAACTTTTTTTCTAATTTCTGAAAGCCATTTACTTCGGGGTTTAATTCTTTTTTTCATTATGATCTCCATTAGGGTTAAATATAAAAACTATTATATCACCCTAATGGAAAATTGTCAAGTTTACTTAACTTCTATTTGTATTGGTTTTTTTTCAGGTGGTGATTCGTCTTTAAAAAAGATTTTAAGAACTCCATCTCGTAACTTAACTTCATCTACTTTTAAGTGTTCACTTAACGTCCATTGACGATTATAAGTATTCTTAGAATAATATTCTTTATCTTCTGTTCTTTCTGCCGATATAGTTAAAAGATGATCGTCTTCTTTAAATTCTACATTAATGTCTTTTTTATTATATCCGGGCATTTCAATAAATAAAACTGATTTATCGTCTGATAATTTTTTATAATTAGATTTATAAATATCAGTTGTAAAGGGTTCTATTGGACTCCATAAGTCTGTAAAAAAAGAATCGAAAAAATTATCAAAAGATTTAGTAAGACCTGTATTTCTTTTATTGAAAACACTTGGCAAATTTCTCATAATAACCTCCATTAGTTTATTAGTTTAGTAAAATGTTTATACTTTATCAGCTACAAAAACTGTACCAAAACTGTACATTCACTAATAACGTTACATTAGAAAATTTTAAAAAAATAAATAGGACAAATTGTATTGATTAATCTAAAAATTTAACGATTTTGAAGGGTCTTTTAATATTCTGAAGACAGGATATAACATTCTCTGTACCTTTTGACCTACCATTCCAGAACACGATAGCTTCATTACAATAATCTGCAATTAATTTATTTCTTAAATAACCTGCACGTTTTCCATATTTTGTCCATTCTGCAGGAAATAACTTAATTGGAATATTAAATTCTTCTGCATATCTTTCAGCTAACGAATCCGCTCCCATTGCTCCACCTGAAACTAATTCATCAAATTTTCGTTTGTTTAATTCTTCTTTAAGAAGTTTATAATTACTAAACGTTCTACTACCAACAACTGCAAGTACTTTTTTCATTTATTTTCCTAAAAGATGTTTACCATATTCTCCAATGCAAATAGCGTCAGCAATCCCATCATGCGGTTTTCTTTTCCTGCCTGGAGTTAAATCTACGTTTGGATACTTTCTAGCAACGTAATTAATTGTAGATGACTTATCTTTGGGAAGACCTGCTAAAACATATTTCTTCCAGGCTTGAGGAGTGACAAGTTGGTATGGAATGTTACATGCTGTGAACGTCATTCTGAGTATCCCATATCCCATGCCAAAATTAAACATGCTAGTAACACCTTGTCCCGGCATTGCATGAACTTTCTCAATAAAACCGTAACATTCTTGATCTTTACTATATTTTGATATAATGTGATATATTTCTCGTTCGTTCAATTCCTTACCTAATAAAGGCATTTCAATAGGTGTTATTTCATTATCTCTAATAATTACAATAGCTCCTTTTTTCCCTGGGTCTATGGCAATTATCATATTAACCTCTATCTGGTTTAATTGATAATATACTACTGTAAGGGATTAAACATTCTTGATTTTCTAGAAGTAGATTATGAGAGTCCACATCTTTAATTTTACCAGACAGCATTAAATTATTTATTTTAGTTTCTTTACTATAACGATCTGGAATTGTTTGTGTTGCTTTTAAATATACTTTAATATTTTCATTATTTTCTTTTTTTTCTGTTAAATACGTTTCAAATAAAGTTTTCATTTTATTTCTCCTTAATAGTTAATTCATAGTTACAAGTATTTATTAAGGAGAAATAAAATTATTTTCCCGTTGATCCAAAACCACCGTCAGATCTTTCAGTATCTTTCACTTTTTTAACAGATGCTAATTCAACATTTGTATAAGGTTGAATTATTATTTGAGCAATTCGAGTGCCTATAAGTTCTTTAATTTCTTTTGTGAAGTTGATTTGTCTTGCATAAAATCTATTAGAACCGATAAATCTTAACATAATCATGATTTCCCCACGATAATCAGAATCAATCACTCCCGTACAATTAGCTAACATCCATTGACCTTTTTTTGCTAAGCCGGATCTCATATAAATTGCACCAAAATAACCTTCAGGAATTTCCATTTTTAAACCAGTTTTAAATAATACAATTCCATTAGTTCCGTCATTTTTAACTTCATAATCAATTGCAGTTAAATCAAGTCCTGCACTATAAGTAGAACCTCTAGTAGGAACTATAGCATCTTTATTCATTTTTTCAATATTTAATCTCATATAATATCTTCCATAAATTTGTTAAAATAAAATCTTTGTTTGCTTTCTTCTAATACTGATATATATTCATTAGAGTCCATATTATAAGCATTAGTTCTAATATCACCATCATTTGTTTTTATAATAACTAAACCGCTTTCAATTTCACTATTTTCTCCAAATTTTTCAATAAAATTAAGAAGATTTTCCCAAACAGTATAATTCCTTATAACTTTTTGTTCTTCTTTATCTCGATCTTCAAATTTTTTTGCTTTATTAATATCGTGAACTTTACTACTGGCAATTTTTAATTCTGTATTCATAACATTAACTTTTTAAATAAATTAATATAATTATATGCTTCTATTCTATCTGATTCTTTTTCATACTCGGGTAACTCTTCATATTCAGTATTCGTTTGACGTAACCACCTTTCGACAAATTCTTTAGGCATACTCCAAGTTCCATTTTCATTAAAAACACCTTTCTTAAAAAGATATTTCATCCAACCAGTCCACTGTTTATGACATAACTTAGCGGTTTCTTCTAAAATTTTATCTTTCATTTTATAAATCCTCTATTTTCAAAGAAATCTTTAATTTCTTTAAGTTCTTTTTTATCAATAACTTCTAAAGCTGTTTTGGCACTTTTTTCATCACATCCAAACCACTCTTGTATATGTTTAATTTCCTTGGGATCTTTTGCGGATTTAGGATATTTAATAAATCTATGATTTTTAGGCACTGAATAATAATAAAAATCATAAAATGCTCTTTTGGGTAATTTATGTTGTCCTAATTTATTAAGAGCATTAGCAATAAAGCAGAATTGTGAGTTACCTGCGCTGTAGTTCATTGCTGTTAAGAATGGACTAAATCCGCTTAAATCTTCTATATAATTCTTAGTTCTGAAAGATTTTAAATAATCCCAAGGTGTCAATTTAGGATTTAACGATTTTGATTTTACTTTTGTTTTTGCTTTTGTTTTCTTCATGTGTAATTAAATAATGATTATGTTTAAGCGTTTCTGGATCGTATTCATACGGAGTTCCTAATAGACCTGATTCAGTTGTATGTTGATGAAAAAAAAAATTATTACCTATTGCGGGACTAGTTTGTCCATAAGGACTAGAATGTGTATGACTTTTATCATACCCTACTGCTGTACCATTAGAACCCGCAAGTGTTTTTACATACTGTTTATATTCTTCGGTTTTTCTTAATTCGTCAAGATTTATTTTTTCCATTTTATATTTTCCATTAGATTTACACAACAGTCTGCAAGGTTTATTTCCCGATTTATAGATACACCGTCTCTATAAGTATGTTCACCTAAGATGTGAATACAAGTCGGTATACTTGAATTATCGACATATTTCTTTAAGTCAACATATATCGTACTATAAAAAGAACTAGGATCAATTGCAGATACAATCTTTCTCATATCATCAATTTTTTTATTCTTTAAAGCTTCAATAAGACTTAATGAAATTACTTCATCTTGCATATTAAACAAATTTTCATCTATTTCACCATTCATTTTACTAAATTTCTGAAGTTCGCCTATTGTTTTTCGAAAGTCGGGATAACCTTCAGCAACAAATTTAGCAACAACTTTAGAATCAAATTTGACTTTTTCAGTTTTTAAAATGTTTTGAACTCTTTTAAAGAATTGTTTAACTAATTCTGCACGTTCTTTTTCATTAACTCCAAAAGAAAATAATTGAGTCCGACTTAATAGAGCCTGATGTACTCTTTCTTTATGGTTAGTAATGAAAATATATCGAGTTCTCTTTGAGGTTAATTCAATTAAACCTTTAAGTGCATCTTGACCTTCAGAACTGATACGATCCATTTCATCAAGTATAACAATTTTCTTTAAGTCATTCATAAGACTTTTTGACGTTGCAAAATTTTGAATTTTGTATCGCACATCATTTATACTAGTATCTAATGAACAATTAAGATGAATAAAATCTACTCCAAGTTCCTTAACTATTGCAAGCGCAGTAGTCGTCTTTCCAGTTCCATAGGGTCCATAAAAAAATAAGTTAGAAATATCTCCATCTTTTTTAACTTTTTCAAGATATTGATGTATTTTTGAAGGTGCAACGATATCCTGAAATTTTTGCGGGCGCCAACGCTCTACCCATAATGATGATTCGTTAGGTTTCATTTAAATTCCTTTAAAAAATTTATTCATTAATTCTTTTTTAGTTATTGAACATGATACATGTTTAACACAATTTTCATTTTCACTTAACATTTGCAAATTATAAAGGTTTGCAATGATATAAGGTGGTATATTATTCTTAAAACCTTCAAAAACACTAAACTTATGATCTAAATGATACTTATTACGACCTCTAGGTAAATTTAAAGGATTTATTACGTCTTTATGTTTTCTGTAATTCAAATTACTTAAACTATGAACATTTCTTCTATACAATTCAAAATTATTTAAATCTTCTAAAGGCGTCCATATACCGTTTTTTTCATTATTAATTCTTAGAGTTTTTTTTCTTTTTTCTAAACCACATTTCGAACACCTTTGATAGTGATGTTTAAAATGATTAAAAGTTATTTCTTCTATGTTAGGATTACCACAATTACATATAAATTTTAACTTTTCATTAATACCTTTATATGATTTCGATATCAACAAACATCTTTGAGACTTAAAATACTCTTTAACATCTTCATAAGATAATTTAACTTTTTCAGATTGACGTATAATTTTACATTTATTACAACGAGATCCTTTTTTAAAGGCGTTAAAACTTACTTCTTCTACATTGGGATTACCACAATTACATATAAATTTTAATTTTTCAGAATTATTTTTATACGTTTTAGATATTAATTTACACCCTTGATTCTTAAAGTATTCCTCGACGTATTTATATGATAATCTTTTATTATCTGCTTTTCTTATTTCTCCACATTTTTTACATCTATGACCTTTTTGAAAATTACCAAATGTTATATGACTTTTATTACCACAAGAACACTTATACCTCATTTTAGTTCTAGAATTTATATATACATCTTCAAGCAACTTACACCCTTGACTTTTAAAATAATTTTTTACATAAGTATATGATAATTTTTTACTCATAGACTTCACCTTAATAAATAGATTAGAGGAAGGACAGCGGTTTGTCACCTTAGACTGTTTCTGAAAAGTTCGCGCTTTTCAGATTACTTCCTTAATACTATTTATTAAAGTAAAATTTAATCCTCTTGAATGTTAGCAATTCCTATAAAATATTGAAGTGTTTGAATATGTTGATGTTTCCAATTTGATATACCTTTAGACGATATTTTAACATTATAATCTCCCTCCATTAATTTAAATTCATCTACTTTGATATATAGAACAGTATCATCAGGTAGGTTAGCAGACTGTACTTCATCGTCCTTAAAGATGATTTCAGTTGCATTTTCTTGAAGTTCTGGGTCAAAGGAATCAGATTGAAGTTTCCATCCGGCAACTAAACGTATTGATTTATTATCTAACGCTCTAAAATAAAGTCTATCGGCACCATAAACTTGAATAATCTTCTTTAGGACGTTATATTTTTCCGCTGTTAATGAAAATTCAAGTTCACAATCAATCTGACTCATTTTTTCACTTAAATCTTTAACTTCTGGAAGCATGTCAAGACTAGTGTTACGGTATTTTGTTTGAATCCCTTGTTTTGTATTAGAAATGCTTACATATTTTTCATGTATTTCTAATTCTGATTCGTATAAACCAATTCCAGATAAAAATTCTTTTAAATCATAAATTCCATATTCATCATAATCATAAGGATTTTCAAATTTATATACTCCTACAACGGATTTATCCATACCATTTACAACCATAAAATTATCAGGTTTTATGATCATTCCAGAATGTATTTCAGCAAAGTTTTTAAGAATCTTAATTTCTTCTTCAGTATAACTAAATTTACTCATTCGTTTCTCCATTAATTAATTTATTAATTTAAAATTTAATTGTAGTATATCAAAAAGAATAATGTTTGTCAATAATCTAATTTATTCTCAATGTTTTTTCAATTGCCAGTATTGAGTATCCAGCAATATCATCCCAAGGAGATTCTCCAAAAGCATCTTTATCTGTAGCAATTCTGAACAATTTGTCAATAATTCGAATTATCGTAAGCATATCTTGATATTGATCGTTTGTAACACCGTTTGGATATAAGATCTCTAAAATTTTTTTTGATTGATTAAAGGAGTCTCCATAGGCTTTATTTTTTTCAGTAACTAAAGAGCCTATGTCGAGACCTATTTGTTGGAAGGATGATAGATATGTTTTAACTTTTTCTATATAATCTTCAATTTTTTCATCTGTTTTAATTTCTTCATTCATTTTTTCTCCTTTTAATTATTTTAAACCTTTAATTTTATATTCAAGGTCTTCTACTGTTTCTTCTTCATAAAATTGTTTGAAGTTCTTATAAGTTTTTTTATTTTCTTTTAACTTGTGTTTTTTAGGAACTTTAGTTTTATTTATTCTTACTCTTGTCTTGCTCATACTACCTTTTTTGTTTTAATGGAAAACTATGTTGATCACCAATTTTTACAGTAAAGTTTCTACCACCTTCAGAATTCATAATATTCATCATTTCAGATGTGATGTCGTTTTGTCTCCAAAATTGTGGTTTACCAGTCCTATAACCTGTAAAATATGTGTTTTGAGCGTTTAAATCGGTTATTTCAAAGATGTTTAAATCGTTTTGTTGATAAAATGAATATCCATCAGATTCTTTAATTACTTTACGTCTGCAATTTTCAGGATCTCTTTGATTTCTTCTTTGTCCGTTTTTTTGTCCTTTGCCTTTTCCAGATCCATCTTTTTTGTTTCTTCTTATAGGTTTTCCTCCAACGATTGAATCAGCACTGGCAATGTCACCAGCACTTATTGCTTTATTTTCTTTCATAATATCAGATCTCCGTTTGTTTGTCAAATTATTTTTTTAATAATTTCTGTTAATGATTTATGTCGTTCCTTTAAGGTTAATGTTATGATCTTAATTTCTTTTTGCCACGCTTTAAGTAGATTTAAATCAATAACACTTCTTATATATTTATCTTCTTGGTCTAAAAGTGACTTAATTTTACTCCAAGGAACTTTAAGGAAAGACTTCATGCTCTTTGTTACATCTACTTTCCTGAACACATCTGCTGCTTGACTCATAGAAGGATCTTGAAGAGTTTGAACCTCTCCAACATTATTACTAAACATTGATCCTTTTCGAGCTCCTTGTGCTCTAAATGTAAGAGAGCCCCCTGGATCGATTAAAGTTGCTTTACCATTATCTACAAGAATATTGCCCGCTTCAAATCCAGTTCCAAGTACGTCCCAGTTGGCAATGAATGCACTTACAGTAAAAAAGTCTGCAATATTTTTAATTTTCAAAAGATTTGAATGACTAACGGGTTTTCCTTTAGTTGCTTTTGAGGCTAGACCTATACGACCGTTATCAGTCACAAGATCCACTTCAGGAACAGACAACTTATATAACTTATAGATTTTATATGCTAAATATTCTATAATAGGATGAATACTGGCGTCAGAAAGGTCATCATATAAATCCTTATCAGAAAACTTAACGTAATAAACATCTTCAGTTCCTTTAAGTTTCATTTGAGATACGTCATGAGTACTTATAGGAGCATTGTCACGAGGTTCAAGTTCTGACATATCCCATGACATTTCTTGAAGATGTTGCTTAAAGGTTTTCATGAAATTCACTATATAATCTATCAAAGGTTTTAATGTGTTGTTTTTCTATAAAATTTTCTTTAATTAACTCAATAAAAGAGTTATTAACATTAAATATATTTTCATTGATTTTAAATATGTTCATTATTTCATCTTTATACATTTCTTTATCCGTTTTAAGCCATTTTGAAATTAAATTATTGATTTTCTTAATTAATTTCAAATCAACTTGAATTGAAGATTCTTTTTTTGCTTTATTCCACAAACTTAAAACATCGTTAATTTCTAAATCGTTTTCTTTTGCGATTTTAATAACGAATTCGTCTTCTTTAGGTAAGTCTAGATCTTCCTCTACGTCTTCATCATCGTCACCTTCACTTTCTTCAGATTCCTCTCCAGATTCGTCTGTCTCTTCTTCGGATTCATCTTCTTCTCTAGAATCTTCTTCTACTCCTTCTGACTCTTCATCTTCAGTCTCATCACCATCTTCTTTGTTCTCTTCAGCATTTTTGTTTTCATCATCGATCTCTTCTTCACCTTCCGTTTCTTCTTCTGAGTCAACACTAATACCTACTTCAGATTTAATTCGTTTTAATACTTTTGCTTTAAATGCTGCAATAAGATCATCGTCGATATCTTTTGCTATTT